CTTGGCGATGCGGTTAATCTGGCTGCAAGGTTAGAATCTAGTTGCAAAGAGTACGATGCTGACTTAATTATATCTGAGCACAGTTTAGTAGAAGGTTATAAGTATGAGTTTCTTGACGAAGTTACTGTTAAAGGTAAGTCGGAACCAGTTAAAATATATACCATACGAAAATAGTACTTGACAAGAGTTCTATATTTTGATATAATTTTCATAAGTGTGGAAATATTCACAGAGTAAAGGGGAGAACAGCCAATGGAAGCAAAAGATGTAGCAGCAGAGTTAGCAAAGCATGAAGCTATATGCGCTGAACGTTGGAAAACAATTTTTAACAAGATAGAAGATATAGAAGGCGAGTCTGATAATAGATTTAATAGAATCGACGAGAAGACTACTAGAATAGAATCTATCTTAATAGGTTGCGCAGGTTTTTTACTTGTGACCTTAAGTGGTGTAGTTGTTACAATGATAACAATGCACTAGGAGAAAAAATGGAAATAGATTATAATAAAAAAGACGTTGTGAAATCACCAAAAGTAAAGAAGGTAGAAAGACCTTCTCTAGATGGATATGAACTCTATGAAAAAAGAGGAATGTGGCATTTAGTAGGAGATGGCGCACATGAAATCTTTGTATCAAAGGATGAAGCATATAAATGGCTAACGAAATAAAAGAAGCGTTAAAGAACGCAGTAGATAAAGCTGAGCAAGAAGAAAATGTAACAGAAGTATCTGCAAGAGTAAAAAAGTTACTAGCAAGAAAACGTAACTTACAAAGGAAATCACATAACCCCAAAAGATCGAGGAAGTAATGTCTTACTGTAAGTACACTGACCAAGAAATTATAGATATCTATACAGCTGACCATACTCATCCTACCAAATGTGTGATGTGGGGTCAAGCAATTACTCAGAAAAGAAATGAAGCAAAAAACTTTATTTTATCTACAAAACCTGAGTCAATTTTAGACTATGGTTCTGGAAAAGGGTTTCAGTATAGTGAACATAAGATTCATAAAGACTGGACTCGCGGAAATTATGTTTCTCCTGAGCCAGTATGTTATGACCCAGGAGTTCCTCACTTTAGCAAGAAGCCTGGAGTTAAGTTTGATTCAGTAGTGTGTTTTGATGTAATGGAACACATACCTGAACAAAATTATGAAAAAGTTTTAAAAGAGATTTTTAATTATGCTAGAAAATCTGTATGCTTTAATATTGCAGTAAACCCTGCAAAGAAAAGTTTTCCAGATGGCACAAATTATCACGTACTTTGTAGACCCGAAGAATGGTGGTTTGCAAACATAAAAAGATTAAAACCAAAAGATTTAACAGTATGGTTATTCTTTTGGAGCATGAAGGGAGTAATTATCCTTAATGCAGAAAATGATACTTTACGTATTAATGAATAAGAAAAAGACACACGAAGAACGATTAAAGATATGTCAGAAGTGTCCAAAATATAGTAAGTTTTGGAAGACTTGTAAGATATGTCATTGTTTTATGCCCCTCAAGACTAAATTAAGATGGGCTGAGTGTCCAGACGAGCCACCTCGTTGGACTTAGGAGAAAGATATGCCAGCACATTATGGAATGGGCAAAAAGAAGAAGAAGAAAAAAGGCGGTAAGAAGAAAAAGTAACCAAAGTTTAACCTGAGGAGGTGATCAAAGTTTAGGATTGGATGACCTTATACTAAGCAAAACTGCATGAATATATTTCATGACACGGAAATAAATCGAGGGGTCTCCAATCCGCCCTTTACTAAAACTATGAAAAGAACTATCAAACAATTAAGACAGTATTATAGAAAACACAGAGCTAATCTTAGACCTATTAAAAAAGCAACTCTGGATACTAGAAACTGGCCTTCTGCAGGCAACAACAAGAAATTACCAGTCGTAATATATGGGCATAAACATGACCTAGTTGTTGACTTTACAGCTGAAACAGCAAATGTAAATGATGGAATAAACTCCGTTACTGGCCATTGGAAAACTCACATGTTAACGTACGTAGGTAAAAACCAACAACAGTTACAAAAGTTTGAAAATAATGAAGGTGCTTTTGATGGTTTATTTCTCATAGATTGGGAAAGTAAAAAAGTCTTTAGGTTAGTGGGCGACAGACTTGGCAATGTAAAAATGCAACGTTTACGTCAACAACCTTTTGGAATAGGATGGTTGAAAAAGACCAGATTATTCGGAGAAGATATTCCTTTAAACTACGAAGATCAAGTGGTCTAGAAGTAGAAAAAGGAAGATAAACTGTGCAAGGCCTAAAGGTTTTTCGCAAAAGCAGTACTGTAAGCGCCAAAATAGGGGTGGAAAGTACAAAAGGAGATAAATATGTTAGGATTCTTTGAATGGTTAACAGCTTGGATAGCAGTCTTACCTACAGTGGTAATGATTTGTTCTCTAATAGCAGCTATCACTCCAACACCGATTGACGATGGTTGGATGAAGAAAGTCTATAAACTAGTAGACTGGTTTGCCTTAAATGTTGGGAAAGCCAAAGACAAGTAACATTGCAGGGGTATCGTGGGCTGAAACGCCCACGGTGCATTTAGGAGATATATGGCAGTAAGAAGGAAAAGAAAGGCCGCTAAAAAGCGTCCTGTACCTACAAACCCAACTCTTTACGCTAGAGTAAAAGCACAAGCAAAAAGAAAGTTTAAGGTATACCCATCAGCATATGCTAATGGATGGTTAGTAAAAACTTACAAAGCTAAAGGCGGAAGGTATCGTATGGGTACTGGACGTAAGAGAAAATAAATGAAAGCAATATTAAGAGATGGAAAAATTATAATCAAAGGCGGACATACTGATGCTGCTTCTGCAATAACAAGTTGCAAGGTTATAATTAGTCATTGTCAGATGATTCTAGACGGTCTTGAAGGAAAAGAAGAAATGTCTCTAGAAACATGGTGGACAAATAAGATAGCAGTATCTGAACATGAGCTTGTTCAAGCAGCCAATTATTTAGTAAGCGGTGATATAGAACATGACCATGGCGAAACCTAAAGGTGGACTAACTAAATGGTTTAAAGAAGGATGGGTAGACATCTCTCGTAAGAGAAAAGGTGGTGGACATCCTCCGTGTGGAAGAAAATCTGCACGAGGCAAGGGAGGCTATCCCAAGTGTGTACCAGCTAGTAAAGCCCGTAGAATGACTTCGGCGCAGAAACGATCTGCAGTAACACGCAAGAGGAGAGCAGGTAATCCTGGTGGCAAACCAAGAAACGTATCTACTTTTGTAAAAAGAAAAAGAAGAACAACTAAAAGGAGATAATATGTCGAAACGAATGGTCGCGAAAAAACTTGAAGTTTGTAGTGATTTAGGAGTGGTTGAGAAAGCTGTAGCTATGGCAGTACTCGAAAAAAGACATAACTTAGCAAAACTCAAAAAACTGAAAGATTATGTAACAATGAAACGTTGCACCTTTCGAGATGAGCAACTTAAAAAGCTCATAGGAGACAAAAATGGCTAGAACAGGATCATTTTTAAGCGGACCTACTGGAGTACACAATACCCAGAAGATTCGTAAACATAAATTAAACAGAGGGGTTACTAGAGATATGAATGCAGCAGCAGGTACTTTAGTAAATACAAAAGACCCTTATAGCGTAGGTGGATTAAGATACAGTGCGGCACCAAAAGGTATCGGACCAAGATTTGGTAAAACCACAAAACCTAAGTCTGCAAGATTCAGTAAAAAAGGAAGTGGGAGAATATTACCTCGTAGGAGATAATAATGGCACTCACCAAATCTGAAAAAGCTAGATTAAAAAGAGCAGGACTCTCTGGGTTGAACAAACCAAAGAGAACTCCTGGCCACAAAACCAAGAAAGCCGTAGTAGGTGTAAGGGTTGGTGGTAAAATAAAAATAATTAGATTCGGAGCGCAAGGCATGGGTCATAATTATAGTCCAGAAGCAAGAAAAAGCTTTAAAGCAAGACATGCTAAGAATATTCGTAAAGGCAAGTCTTCAGCAGCTTACTGGGCAAACAAAGTATTTTGGGCGGGTAAAGGTGGTTCAAAGAAAACACCTCCTCGCTCACAGAAAAGAACACTTGGACTTAAACGCAGGAGATAATAATGCAACAAGTAGATGGAAGAAAGCTATGGTTAGACGAAGGTTTAGCATATGCTGGTAGTTTTCTCACTAAGACTCTAGAAATAGAGAAAGGTAGAAAGTTATCGGCAGCAGAGGAAAGATTTAAACAACTCTCTGCAGCTTACATTTACTTGCATGATAAACTTCTTAGTGCAGGTGTTCTTGATGAAGAAGAATTAGATTACATATTTGAGAAAGAGACTATACATTGATAACAATTAGTAGAAAAGATGTATTGAGTGACCAACTCATGCACTTTGACGAAAACTACCTATTGCTGAGTATATGGACTTATTGGGTATTATTCCTAATTCATCACAACATGCAATTATAAATGCAATCAATAATCCTAAATATCGTTTTGTTTGTTCTGCGGTTTCTCGTAGACAAGGCAAAACATATATCGCAAATATCATAGGTCAGTTAGTTACTTTAGTACCTGGTACAAATGTACTACTGATGTCCCCTAATTACTCACTTTCTCAGATTTCTTTTGAACTACAAAGACAACTAATTAAACATTTTGACTTAGAAGTCCTTAGAGATAATGCAAAAGATAAAGTTATTGAACTATCTAATAACTCAACTATAAGAATGGGTTCTGTAAATCAGGTAGATTCAGTAGTTGGTAGAAGTTATGATCTTATTATATTCGATGAAGCAGCACTAGTTGATGGAAAAGATGCCTTCAATGTTGCACTTCGTCCCACACTAGATAAACAAAACTCAAAAGCACTCTTTATATCTACTCCAAGGGGTAGAAATAACTGGTTTTCAGAGTTTTGGCAGAGAGGATTCTCAGATGAATACCCTGAATGGGCATCTATTCAAGCTACTTATCACGAAAATCCAAGATTATCGGACAGTGATATAGCTGAAGCGAAGAAAACTATGTCTGAAGCAGAGTTTAACCAAGAATATATGGCTGACTTTAATGTATTTGAAGGTCAAGTATGGGCATTTAATCACGAAACTTGTGTAGCAGACTTATCTGAAGTAGAAACAGGAAGAATGGATGTATTCGCAGGGATGGACGTAGGTTATAAAGACCCAACAGCTTTTTGTGTTATAGCATATGACTGGGATAAGGAAGTTTATTATCTACTAGACGAGTATCTTAACTCTGAAAGAACTACAGAACAACATGCAACGGAGATTCGCAAACTTATTGATAAGTGGAAGATAGATTATATTTATATTGACTCTGCTGCTCAGCAAACAAGATTCGATTTTGCACAAAACTATGATATTAGTACTATCAATGCAAAGAAATCTGTACTAGATGGTATAGGACAGGTAGCAGGTATAGTAGATAATGATAAATTAATCGTGCATCAAGCATGTCATGAGTCTCTAATATGTTTAGACCAATATCAATGGGATCCTAATCCTAATTTATTAAAAGAAAAACCTAAACACAATTATGCTTCTCACATGGCAGATGCGATTCGGTATGCGCTTTATTCGTTTGAAACAAGCGCCACTACATTTTAATTACCCCTGTCAAAAATAGTTCTTGACAACAACTTAAATATGTTATATAATTCTTTTATAGAAGTAGGTTTATGGATTTAAAACGAGATTTAGTTAAATATGTTCGTGACAAAGCTAAGTCTAAATATAAAAAAGACACGCATTGTTACATTTGTGGAAGCACAGAGAATCTAGACTTTCATCATTTTTACGGGCTGACTGAATTACTTGAAACATGGATGAAAGAAAACAAAATCTCCATAGAAACTGAAGAAGAAATATTAGGACTTCGAGAAAGATTTATTGAAGAAAAAAATAATGAAGTCTATGAACAAGCTGTTACTTTATGCCATACACATCACCTAAGATTACATGGAATATATGGAAAACGACCAAAGTTGATAACAGCAAAGAAACAACAACATTGGGTTAACGTACAGAGAGACAAATATGGCATGGTATGACAGATTTTTAGGCATCGATAGAGCGGAAAAAGAAAATCCTGCTCAATATGTCATATCCCGTGATGAAGGGATGACTATTGATAGTCGTGAAAATGTCACTAATTATAAAAATGCGTACGAATCATTAGAGGTAGTAAACCGAGCAGTCAACATGATAGTGGATGACGCTGCGGAAATACCATTTGATGTAGGTACACAAATACAGGGTACTAACCCTATAATGAAAAATCTACGAAGAACAAGAGTAGATTTATTACTAAATAAAGAACCAAATCCTTTTCAGGATGTAAGTACTTTTAAAAGAAATCTTTTAATAGACTTACTAATTGATGGGAATATATTTATTTATTTTGATGGTGCACA